TCTCTTATTACTTTAGAAACCACAAAATCCTATTGCAAACAGACTTCCTACCATCATAAATAGTAAAAATCTAAACGGGTCTATAACTTCCATAAGCAAATCACCTCCGTATTTCGTTGGATGCTTCGCAGTCTAGCACAATTTGTGTTTGAACGCAAATCGACTTTTTGCCCCAATATAGTATAATATAACAGGAGGATTACTTATGCTGCGTAAACGATTTATAGCTGAAGGTGTTAGACCATTTAGAACTAAATGGGAAATACAGAAAGCCATGAAGACTAGTGAACTAGACATTTATCCTCAGATGCTCCTGAAAACCAGAGAGATGGAAGAGTACCTGAACAATAAAGTGCCTATGCAATCAGATAAACTTAAGGTACGTCTGCTAAATGAAGGATACATGGAACCACAGTGTACCATTTGTTTACGTGTATTCTGGATAGGGGAAACCATTCCATTACAGCTAGACCATATAAATGGAAACAATGATGATAATAGATTAAATAATCTAAGACTCCTATGCCCTAATTGTCATGCACAGACACCACAATATAGATTAAAAGATGAGTTTAAAGGGGAAACATATTCCAATAAGGATAAAGAAGATTCCAATAGAGCTTAAGTCATTCCAATAGGACTTTTATCAAGTCTAAAAAAGGGAGGGTAGAAATATGAATCCAATGGCAATTCTAAGCCTAGCTATCACATTCATGCAATTAAATGCAGGACAATCGGCTGAGGCTAAGAAAATTATTAAAGAAGCTCTTGATGTAGTGCGGTCTATGGGAGAAGCCATGAAAGACAAGAAAATTACGATGGCTGAAAAGAAAGCATTAGTTAAAGAACTCAAAGAGTTCAGTGCTACTGCGATTAAAGCATTAGACAGCCTAATCATTCCAGAGTAATAATAATGAAACTTTTAAAAGAATACTTTCCAATACCCTTGATTCTTTTTGGTGGGATTATGGCAGATGTGTCAAGACACGCCTTTGAAGATATTATGACTATTCAGATAATCTCATGGACTTCCGTTGTTGTGGGAGTTATAGGATTAGCTAGAATAGTTTGGAATAAGATAAGGGGATGAGAAAATGGGAGCTACATATCTTGGGTCTATTCCAAATGCTCACATAAGAGACTATCAAAGAAAGAGAGTTTATGATGCGGAAGAACAATGTATGTTCTGGTATAACAATCCTGAGATATCTCAAACAAAGGCAGAGCAACTAATTAATTCCATTTCTACATGGGCAGAGATTAAACAACCTATCCTTTATACTGGTAACAAAAGAACCATTCCAAGTAGCATTAGAAAAAGACTTGCTAAACACATTGCTTATGCTACTCCCACTTATATAGCCCTTCCATCTAATGTAGTAACGAAGATTCCTTTCATATGCCATGAAATGTCTCATGTCATTAATTATCAGAAAGGCCCAGCAGATCATCATGGGCCAAACTTCACTAAAACTTATTTACAACTAGTTGAAAAGTTTATTAGTGAAAAAGCAAAACAAGAATTACAAAAATCCTTTGATAATAAAAAAGTCAACTATAAGGATTAAAACTATAAATCAGGGGTTTTTAAGCAGTTTACCTAGTTTTTAACTGTTTTCCCAAAGCTAAGACACTCTAGGATCGACGGAGAGGGGCTTGAAATATAAAAGATGACCTATACCATTACCCAAGGGTTTAGAAACCATATTTTAATTCGTTATCCTATGCTATAAACCATCTTCATCTATGGAACTTTGTCCACAAGCACAATTCCCACCGCAACCACATTGATACTCTTCATCTCTATCAGCGTATCCTACATATGTCGTGACACAATCTTCACACCCACATTCACATGTACACATATCTGTGTCACAAGTACATTCACCAGAGCCAATACATTCACAATCATTATTAACTACAATCATTATTATTCATTCTCCAATACTTTGAGTGAGACGCCCCCAAGGAATCCGAATAAACCGCCCACTATAGCGGTAACAATTTCAACAGCTTCCATTTTCATTCCAATATATAGAGCCAATGAACTAAATGCTGTCGCACAAATAATAGCTATAAATATTTGAGGTCTTAGTTTACCAATCATCTTTTCTACCTCCTAAGACTATTCTTATATTCTATTCGATAATACTCCACTAAATCATGTGGGCCATGATTGGAACATAATATATATTTTCTTACGAGTCTAACCAAAGTTCCTATTAGCGAACAAGCCATTCCAACCTCCTTAGATCACTCTCGTTTTACTGCTTCAGCAATCTTCTTTCTTTTAGAATCCCCAGCACCACCCTCTTTAAAATTACTGTGACCCTGCTTTTTAGCTTGAGAAGTAGCTATCGCAAACGGATTATCTTCCGCTTTACCTATATTCATATAATTTAGAAATTGTTTCGTTATACTTATTTCTGGGGAATACCATGGATGATCCGATTCCTTCGCAGCTTTCTTAGCCTTAGCTGCTGCAGACTTACTATAGTCAGGAGAGTCTTCATTTAGTCTATCTCCTAGTTCTTGTCCAGCTTCATTAACTGTCCATGGAGGTTTGTAATGTATTGGTATACCCCAATCATTAGTTTCCACTTCTACAACAGGTGTATACCTCATTCCTTCAAGTGGTTGCTCAGAAGGAAAACCATATTCTCTTAATAATTGATGATGCTCCGCCTCTCTTGCAGCATAGTTATGTAAGGTACTAAAGGACTTTCCACTCTTAAATGGGTCTTTGTCTGCTTTAGCTAATATATTTGTAAAGACAGATACCGTATCGTGTCCAAATTCACTACACGCACAATCTACAGATTTCTGTAATTCACGCCATTTACTAAACGATTTAACAAAATCTATTTTTCCTTCTTTATTTTCCATAAGTACTATCTCCAATACATTAGATTTACTACCTGCGTTAGATGGTGGATCACCCCCCTCAGAAGATAAATTAGGACTATACAACTTACACCAATCTTCAGAATGAATATCACCTAGAACTAGTTCACATGTCCCAACATCATCCCCAGCACTCCGTATAAAATATTCACATGATTCACATTTAATTCCAACCTCTAATTCGGGTGGAGTGGCGTGTCGTAATCCTGCTTCTGTAGGACTGATTTGACTATCTCGTTTCTCCAATTTAACCAAACAACTCCCATCAATACAAGAACCTTGGGGAGTAGAAAGACTCTTTAACAAGTCAAAACCAGCCCCTTGATTGACTCCTTTTTCACATACAGTTACTTCTGCAAGTTCCATTTCGTCTACTTGCATATAAGGCATTAAGCCTTTCTGCATGTTTTGTGTTTTAGTAGCTGATCCAGCTATCGAATAACTTTTAAGCTTACCGTCATTTATTTGATCTATTACTCTTTTCGCTATACGAGTGTCATCTCTAATTTCACAGATAAAATATAGACCTTTATCATCTACACCAGACTTAAATATTTGTCCACCTTTACTTATATACGCTGGTAATGCCCACCCTACTTGCACATCACTGTGAAGCACCATAGCATTCCGAGTACGAAAGTTAGCCATATACCGTTTAAAAGCTTGTTCCAAAGCATCTGTAGTAATCATATGTCCTTCTCTGTCAATTAATTCTACAGAGGCAGGGCCACCTACAACTAATGGTTCCATAGTATCAAATTCTAAAGCGGCTTCAGTATATTCAGGAGCATCAGGAAAAGCACGAGAGAGTGTTAAAACCTCAGCTTTAGAAGCAATTCCAGCTTTCCACAATTTTTGATATTCTTCTAATGCGCCTTGAATATCCTCAACAGTAGTTCTACCACTTTGAGATTTTTCTAACAACATTATTGAGGCATCATCTGATGCCCATGAATAAAGCTTAGTACTCATTATATATCCTCTTCTTAGGCGTAATGAGTTCCCCAAACAACTCCACTAACGGTAGGAGTATTTTGGGCAGCTATTACGGTAATCTTATTAGTAAACCCTAAAGGCCAATTTGTATCTAACGTACCCCCACCCAATATTGGTATGCCAGTAGCAGAAGTAGCTATCGTATCAAAAGCTACGTAAACAATATCAGCTGCAGTTCCTGATTCATTCTTTAAAAATATTCCTTTAATAAGAGCTAATCCCGGTTTCTTCAGTGACGTAGAAGCGTTAGCTGTTCCTGTCCACTCATAATTAATTCCGTTATCACCATCTAGATACGTAGAAACTGCTGTAGTATCTTCTCTGACCTCAAACATAATCTTGTCTACATAAAAACTAATATTATGTTGAGCAGTAGTAGTTATAGATAATCTATAGGCTGCAGCAGCAGTACTTCCAGCAACAGTATATTGAGCAGTTAATCGTCTCCATGAAGTTGCTAAGTTATCTGTTCCAGATGTAGCAAGGATAGTTCCTGACGAATCCATAATCTCCAGAGTTACTGCTCCTGAAGCCGATGCTCCTCGATGTTCTACTTGAACTGTTAACTGTTGAGGATGAATACTGAAAGGTATTGTAGGAGAGTCCCAATAAACTCCTTCATCTGCTGCAGAGTTATCTGGATTTACTAAAAGTGATGCTGCCCCTAAAGATTGTTGTGCTGTACTTCTAGAAATTGCTGAACCAGTTGCCGTAAACATACCAATATCGGCAGCTTCAACTCTAGGGTTTGTTACCCAGTTAGTAGCGGTTTCTCCTCTATCGACAGTAAATAATGTAGATACTGTAGTTGAAGTAGCTGCTCTAAAAGGTGAATATCGTGTATATGGATGGACAGATTGGCGTGTAGAAAAATCTATTTCCCAACCCCTCGCATCTGTATGTCTTTCATTTGCCATAAATTACACTCCCAATCTTAATCGAATTATCCCGAATATTGCTCCTAAAACTACTGCAGCATGAGCAAATAGAATTCCTGTAAAGACTAGTAAAGCTTTAGCACCATATACTTGATTTCGCCATGATCTCAAGTCTGATAACTCTTCATTAACAGTATCTAAACCTCTACATAATGTTTCGTTTAAGGTACTTTGTGTTGCAATATAAGTATCCAACCTTTCCATATAAACTGCTAAATCTATAGAGATGGATTCTTGTTGTTTTTTAGAAGCCATAAATAACACACTCCTCTAAATTTACATCACATAGACCTAAATTCTGTCATTAAAAGGTAGCCACTTCTTTATGGAAATGGCTACCCAATGACCTAAGAACCATAAAGTTTAATGATAAATTTACCAGCCGTATAAGTGTTATTTGTAGAGCCGCCAGAAGCAGCTAGATACAAATACTCGTTAGCGGCAGGAACAGCGGTAATTCCTTTAGGAGCTAGAATGTTTGTCCAATCTACCGCAGTTGCCAACAAAGCTGTTTCGGTCAAACCAGTGACAAGTGCTTCCTCTGTACCAGTAGCTTCGGTAGCAGAGAACAAATCAATGTCAGGCTCCCCACCTGCTGGAGTTTCTACACATTGCATATATCCGTGAGTAATGGTGCCGTTCTTAGCAGCGGTAATCTGCCCAATATGACAGTTTGCCGTATCCGCTACACCAATAATATCACCGTCAGCATCACCTGAGTTTAAACCTGTTAAATCTATAATAATAGTTGTTTCGATGACATCCCCCATTCGCAAGACGGAACCCTTACAAACAGTACCAGACCCAGTAGAAATACCAGTACCCGGAATCATATTTTTGACACTGAAAGCAGTTTCGTCGGTACTACCAAAAAGAAGGGTTTCATCATCAGCCAAGTAATTCCAATCGTAACCATATGAAGATCGTGCAATAACTTTAGTATCGCCAGTTACATCGGACATGCTGAATGTATGTTTTGCCATATCCTTATTCCTCCGTTATAAAGTTTAGTTAAGATATGAGGGGCGTAAGATTTAAAGCCTACGCCCCATTATACCTAGAGTTGATTAACTGTTCAAGTCTGCAATCTTTGCTTGGACAAAGATGTTCTTGCAGCGCATTTCTGCCATAGTGTATAGCAAACCACGAACCACTAGCGCATTAGCTGCGAAGTAGTCACGGTTCTCAACATACTGAGTAGGTTGAGCAACTGCGATTTCAAGATAGTCTGTATCCAAAACATAGATGTTACTTCCCAATACTGCGTCTGCAGTCGAAACCGACTTCGGAACATCAGCATCTGGCATAATTGGAATACCTTGATACGTAGCCAAAACCAGACCAGTTCGAGTGCCGGGGAAGGTTCGCTCTGAACCTATACCTACCTGATACTCTTCCTGTCCCATGTACCTTTGGTTAGAGTTCAAAAGTCTCTCTAGCTTAAAGTATTGGTCATGTCCAAGAAGAATCAGTTTCGGCTCTCCACCATTCTCCCTAATCTTCTGAATAGCTGTGTCAAGTAGGTTCAGAGACAAGTCTCGTCCCGTACCTGAGTTATATGAAACACTAGCACCAGCATTCCAATCACCTGCGGCTCTGCCAGCCTGAGTTAGATCATAAGCCCTAACATTGGCTCCACCCGAACCACCACCAACAACCATAGCGTCTTCTGCAACAACGTCATCAATGGAAGTTAGCCCAGCACGACTGTAAATGAATGCTATGTCTCCATCGGCATAAGCAGTCCCGGTAGCAACAGTTACTACACCAGTAGAAGTGTTAACTGCGGAAACAACAGAACCCGTAGTCCTGTCGAATCCAGTACCAACGTTATTCATTCCAACTGCATCACCGATTTTAAAATGTTTTGCAATAGCTGCTGGAACGGTAAACGTTGTCGATGCACCAGCAGATACTAG